CCAAGCAAAGGTAACCGCACCCGAAGCGGCAAACGAGAGCAGGCACTACGAGCCCATGTCCCCAACGCCGTTCTACGTAGGGACGATTGTGGTGCTGTGCTTTCTCGCTGCACTCGGCTCTGCCTGCTGAAGTGGGGCTGACGTGAAGCGCCTATGGAACGAACTGCTCATAGCTATCGGCTGGGCGATTGGATTCGGGGCTGGCTCGGTGGTGGTGCTGATCTGGTGGATCACGTATCCGCTGCACCGAGGGAGATGGGAGTGAGTCGCTATGCGCGAAAGGTCGATGCGAACCACCAGCAGATTCTTCGCGGCCTTCGTGCGCTGGGCTACGAGATATTGGATCTATCGCGGGCTGGTTGCGGCATACCGGATATGGCGGCGAAGGTAGGGCTTGGGAAGGTGCACTTTTTGGAGATCAAAAGCCCAGAGCAGCCGCTAAGTGGGCAAGCGCTAACGCCAGCACAGGAGCAGTGGCACAACTTCGCGTTCGCGGTCACTAGCAAGGTGCGGACGCTGGATGAGGCTGTAGCGGCTTTGGAATGGGCAAAGGAGCGGAAATGACGGTCTGTTGTTGTTCAAACCCGGGGTGTCGCATATACGGGTGCCAAGCGTATGGTTCATATCAGTTCACGCCGCTTCCGATTCCGCCAACGTCCCCGGCATGGCCGCTGAAGATACTCACCGAGGACTACATCCGCAGAATCATCCGCGAAGAGGTGGCGCGCATTCAGTCCGAGTCGAAGGACCAGCCATGACTCCCACAAAGAAGCACGCAACCACCGTGGCGGTGATCTTGACGCTCCTGAGCATCCCGCTGTGGTGGAAGGTGGCGCTTGGGTTGGCTGCGCTCGGGGTGTGTGCACTGTTCTATGCGGGGCTGCATGACGCAATCTGGGGAGGCGGCCAATGAAGACCACCATCCTAGCCCTAGCAGTCGGCATCGCATTTGTGCTGCACCGCGCAAACCGGCGAGCCCGAGACGATCAGTGGGCGGCGAGCCACCCGTACCTGCGCGGACTGCGCGAGATCGAAACCGTGAAAGGACTGACGTGAACTGGAGCGAGAGCTTTTGTATTGGCTTCCTCATCGGCTACATCGGTACGCTGATGGCGTGGTACTTCGTCGTCGAGTGGCGAGAAGCGCGGCGGATTCGGAGCGAGCGCACATGCCAACCGTAGAAGTCCGCTGCTGCTGCGACGCAAACCGCCTCATGGGCGACATGGAAGTTCCGGCCGTGAGGCGCGAGGGCGAGATGGAGCACTTCGACGCGCTCCAGCTCGCGTGGGGTGTCATGAAGTTCGACACCGGCCACTTCTGCCCAGCCCTGACATCGGGCGAGATTCCGCTTGAGACGCTGCTGAAGATCCGGCAGTTCACCGCTAGGAGCGAGAGTGGCGGTAACGGAGAAGTTAGTGAGCACATCTAAAGTAGGGACAGACCAAAAGCGCTCAAAGACTGGAGGGCGCAAGAAGGGCACACCCAACATCGTCACGGGCGAGTTGAAGGGAATGATCCTCGCTGCTTTGGAGGACGAGGGCGGGGTGGAGTACCTGCGGATGGTGGCGAAGGAGCACCCGACATCGTTCGTTGGGCTGCTGGGCAAAGTACTGCCGCTACAGGTGCAGGGCGACCCGGACAACCCGCTGCTGAGCGGGATCACGGTCAGCTTTGTGAGCGCGGAGAAGGCGTGAAGCACACGTGCCGCAAGTGCGGTGTCAAGTTCAACTACGGCAAGAGCAACTATGGATGCTGCTTGGACTGCGTATGCGCGGACCACACTCGTTTCAAGGCGCACATAAGGCGCATGGACGGCAGTTGGGTTTGCGTTGGTCGCGGGCACTACATCATCGGCGATAGGGTCGGGTTCGGTGCTACGCCGCATCTTGCCTATCAAGACTGGTGCTATCGGGGCTGGTGCTTGTCTTGAACGCCCAATTTCCGTCCAAGCTGTCGTTCCTTTTTTCGCCCAAGCGCTACAAGGTAGCGAGGGGAGGGCGCGGCTCTGGCAAGTCTTGGGGCTTCGCTCGGGCGCTGCTCATCCTCGGGGCTAAGAGCAAGCTTCGCATCCTGTGTGCCCGTGAGGTGCAGCGCAGCATCAAGGATAGCGTCCACAAGCTGCTGAGCGACCAGATAGAGGCGCTAGGGCTTGGTGCGTTCTATGAGGTGCTGGAGAGCACGATACGTGGCAAGAACGGGACAGAGTTCCTGTTCGCTGGCCTGTCATCGCTCACCATCGAGAGCATCAAGAGTTTCGAGGGCGTGGACGTGTGCTGGGTCGAAGAGGCGCAGAGCCTGAGCGACCGTAGCTGGGTCATCCTCATACCGACCATTCGCAAGGACGGCAGCGAAATCTGGGTCACGTTCAACCCGGACCTGGACGACGACCCGACATATCGCAGATTCGTGGAGACGCCACCGGCGAACTGCGTCTCCATCGAGATCAACTACAGCGACAACCCGTGGTTCCCGAGCGTGCTGGAGGACGAGCGCCAGCACTGCAAGCGGACCATGTCGCAGGACGATTACGAGAACATCTGGGAAGGCAAGTGCAAGAGCGCGGTCACTGGCGCCATCTACGCGGGCGAGATCCGCGATGCCATCGAGAAGGGCCGCGTGTGTAACGTGCCATACGACCCGCAACTCAAGGTGCACCAGGTGTGGGACTTGGGCTGGAACGACCAAATGTCGATCATCCTGGCCCAGCGGCACGTATCTGAGATAAGGGTTATTGAGTATATCGAGGAGAACCACAAAACCCTCGACTATCTCTCAGCCGACCTGAAACTCAGGCGCTATAACTGGGGCAAGGTGTTCATGCCTCACGATGGCGGGCACGGAAACATCCTCACGGGCGCTTCTGCTGTCAAAACCATGCAGAAACTCGGCTGGGACATGGCTCAGAGCCAAGGAACAGGGGATGCCAGGTTTGGTATCCCGAATATCCCGATAGAAACCGGAATCAAACAAGCGCGGATGCTTTTCCCGCGTGTATACTTCGACCGTACTAAGGCTGCGCTGCTCGTTTCAAGGCTGAAGCGATATAAGCGCAATGTCCCGACCACCACTGACGAACCGTCAGCACCAGTCCACGACATTAATAGCCACGGCGCCGACGATTTCCGGTATCTCTCCCTTGTTGTTCCGCAGATGAGCAACGAGGACATGAAGCCAATCGTCTACCCCAAGTCTGGGGTTATCTAAGGAGCGCCACAGTGAGTATCCACCTCAAGCAGCAGATCAATGTGCTGACGAAGCAACTGGCAGAGGTCAATCGCCAGATCGCCGAGTTGCAAGCGGCCAGCAAGCAAGTCCAGCAGGAAGCACCAGCAGAAGCCAAGCGCGCGCCAGGAAGACCACGCAAAAATGCCGCAGAAATCATCCCAGACGGACGAAGCGTCGCTCATCAAGGCGATTGAGCAGTACGAGGCTTCGTCCGAGACTGGAGATCTTTCAGCCGACCGGTCAAAAGCGCAGGACCTCTACCTTGGAAATCCCCTTGGCAACGAAGTTGAGGGGCGTTCCCAGGTAGTTAGCCGAGATGTGTGGGACACCGTTGAGTGGATCAAGCCGCAGTTGGCTGACATCTTCTGCGGTGGCGACGACATCATCACGTTCACGCCGCAGGGTCCGGAGGATGTGGCTGGGGCCGAGCAGGAAACGGCGTTTGTAAACCACGTCATCACCCAGAAGAACGCCTGGTTCGAGACGTGGCTGGGGTGGAGCCATGACGCGCTGCTCCAGAAGGTTGGCTACGTCAAAGCCTACTGGGACAAGTCCGAAAACAAGACCAAGGAGCGATACGCAGACCTCACGGATGACGAGGTTGTGCTCCTGCTTCAAGACGATGGAATCGAGCCCATAGAGGCCGAGCAAGGCGACGAGGGAGGATGGAACATCACCATCGAGCGCACCAAGACATACGGGTGCGCTAGGTTCGTCAACGTCGCACCTGAGAACGTCCGGGTTGATGCTGGTGCTCGGAACCTCGACCTGAACGACGCGAGCTGCAACTTCTCAGGCCACACAGAGCAGAAGACCATCAGCCAGCTTCGGGACGACGGCTACGACGTAGACGACGACATCTCGGACGCCGGCACCTCTCGGAGCACCGAGGAAGACGCCCGCCGCGACGCCAGTTCGCTCAGGAGCGACGGCGACGAGAACACAGACCCGAGCATGCGCAAGGTATGGGTGCGGGAATGCTGGGTCAGATTCGACCACGACGGCGACGGCATCGCAGAACTGCGCCACGTCATCGTAGTCGGCACGACGGTCCTCCTGAACGAGGAGGCAACCGATTCGCTACTGGTGGCCCTCTGCCCGACGCCGCTGCCTCACCAGCATACCGGCCTGTCCATGGCCGATGCGGTCAAGGATCTGCAACTCATCAAGACTGCCCTGCTTCGAGGCGGGCTCGACAACCAATACCTGGCGAACAACGGGCGCTACGCTGTTGATGCGGAGTCCGTCAACCTCGACGACATGCTCGTGTCGCGTCCTGGTGGGCTGGTGCGGACGAAAGGCCCACCTGGGCAGAGCATTTTCCCGCTAGTGCACTCCACGCACGGCGCGGATGTCGT